GGCGTGGCGCAGCCTGGTAGCGCACTTGCATGGGGTGCAAGGGGTCCCGAGTTCGAATCCCGGCGCCCCGACCAACAAAAACAAGTAGTTAGCCAGTCCTTCGGGGCTGGCTTTTTGCTTGATATTAGCCGTTCGGCTAATACTCCTCATCGCTTTATGCAATCCGGCAGGCTCATGACGACCTCTGACACCGGGGTTTCGCGTCCGCGAAGGTAGCCGCGGGTGGTGGCCTGGTCGGTGTGAGCCAGCGCGACCTTCAGTTGCTCGTCAGTGTGACCAAGGCGTTTGGCGTCGGTGGCGGCTTTCGAGCGGATGTCGCTCAGAGTGAGGCCCTTGAGGCCGGCCCTGGCACGTGCCTTGTCGAAGGCGCTGCCGATGCCGTGCGCGGTGTATGGCTGCCCGTGTTCGCTGTGGATGACGTAGAGCGAGCGCAGCTTGCTGACCTGGCGGATTCTCGAGAGAACGGCCTGCACGTCGGCGCCGACCGGCACGAGCACTTTGGCGCCGCTGGAGTGCTCAGTCTTTGCCGGGCGAAAGAGGATCCCGTCGTCGCGAACATCCGCCCACTTCAGCAGCCGGATTTCCGTGCCGCGCTGGTAGAGCAGGTAAAGCAGGTCCATGTAGCACTGCACCATGACGCCGATGCGCGTTGGCCGGCCGTCGTCGCCGATCAGGAGGGCATCGCGGATGGCCTTGTATTGCTCGTCGGTCATGTAGACGTCGCGCTTTCTCGGTGTCGTGACGGTGACTTCGCGCGCTGGGTTTGCGTTGAGCAAGCCTTTGCGGCAGCACCAGGCGAAGAACTTCGACAGGTGGCCGCGGTAGGCCTGTGCGGATCGGCGACCATCCCACTGGTCGAGGAAGGTGGCCACGTCGACCGGCGTGACTTGCGTCAGGTCGAAGTCGGCAAACGCGCACTCGACGACGCCGAGGGCGGACATCAGGGCCTTTCCGCCGTCTGCCCATATCTTCCGTCTTTCCGGGTCGTCCGGCGTCTTTGCCCTGCGCTCCTGTGCGACGTGCGTTTTCCACTTGCCGAACCAGATGGCGAAGTCGCCGGCGCCGTCCTGAGCCATGGCGACTTTGCCCAGCAGCTTGTCGAGACACTGACGGGCCCGTGACTCGCCGTCTGCGACAGGGCAGAGGATGTGCCACTTGGTGGCTCTGCCGGTGCTATGGTCGATCAGCGGCACGGGTGAGAAGTACTGGTACTTGCCGCGGCGGATGTAGATCCGGGTGCCGGTGAGCGTGCGGCTGCTGTCGCGATGGCGGTTCATGCGGATGTCAGCAGGCGCACGGCCGGACGCGGGCGGGTAGCCGCGGCGCCCGGATCGGGAAGGATTCCGAGGCGCTTGAGCAGCAGTTGTTGGTAGGCGTCTTCGGTCAAGATCGGCCCCCGTTCATCGCACGGCACGTCGACGGACATGAATTCCCGGAACCATCGCGCCTGCGCCGTGCGCTGCTTGCGCCCGGTGATTGCGTGGAGGGTTTCGGGGCTCAGGCGCATGAGTTTAACGCCGTTTTATTTCCACAGAATTCTGTAGGCTGATGGTCATGCCGCTTCTCTCGTTTTGAAAGCTAGCGAAATCAGTTCAGGGAACTTCCCGCCGAAGCTGACGCGCATGGCTTCAGGTTTGGCGAGCGTGTCGACGGTATCGAGGGCGTCGCCGACAGTCGCCGGGATTGGTTCGGCGCTGCGCCGTGTCCACCAGACTTCCGCTTTTGCCCGCGCGTACCCCTGGTGTTCGAAGCAGATGTACTCTGCCACACGGGTGAATGCCCCAGCGCAATAGGTGACACGCAAGGTTGGCACCCCGCTGCGACCGATGTGATGGCTATAGTAGACATCGTCGATAGCCAGATCCTTGATGATCTTCTGCGAACTGAGCACGGCGCGATCGCTCGCTTGGTGTTCGATCTCGATCTCGGGCGCCGGCATGACAAACTCACACTCCGGGCAGGTCCGCAGCCCGGCATGGATGCGTGCTTCGCATTGTGGGCATTTGCGCATGGGCGCCTCGTGGCTTTCGCCCCCAGACGTTTTTTTCCTGCGTCCGTTGATCTTGTCGATTGGGCCATGCCGCGCGATGTTGCCGGCGTAGTCGAGCATCAGGCAGTTGTCCTTGCCCGGCGATGGTCGCATCCCACGACCGCAAATCTGCACCCACAGACCGGCGGAGAGGGTTGGGCGCAGGCTGACCAGGCAATCGGTGCGCGGCGCGTCGTACCCGGTGGTCAGCACTTTGACGTTTACGAGGGCGCGTACCTTTCCGGCCTGCACATCGCGGATGATGGCGTCGCGCTCTGCCTGTGGCGTCTTTCCGGTGACCACGGCCGAAGAGATGCCGCGACGGGCCAGCGAGTCGGCGACTTGCTGGGCGTGCTTGACGGTGACGCAGAACAGCAGCCAGCTTCGGCGGTCGGCGGCGACGTCGCACACTTCGTCAAGGGCGGCCTCTGTGATGGCCATCATCGCTTCTGCAGCTTCTGCATCGACGAATTCGCCCTGTCTGGTATGCACGCCTCCGAGATCGGCGCGCTGCAGGCTTCCCTTGCTGATGATCTCAACCAGCGACCCTTCGGAAATCAGCCGCTGCATCGGCAGGTCGAAGGCAACCCCGTCGAAGATGTCACCATCGACCAGCAGACCGGCGTCCAGGCGATACGGTGTCGCGGTAAGGCCGATGACCTTGAGCCATGGATTGCGCTCCTTCATCGCCGACAGCAGTTGGCGATACATGCCTTCGCCGCTGTGCGGTATCAGGTGCGCCTCATCAACGATAACCAGATCAAAGGCGTCGAGTTGCCCGGCGAGCTTATAGAGGCTTTGTACGCCGGCGAACAGGATCGGCTGCCGCGTATCACGCCGGTTCAGGCTGGCCGAGTAGACGCCTACCGGCGCCGATGGCCAGATCTGGCGCATGCGCTGCCAGTTCTGCGCGATCAATTCTTTGACGTGGGTGACGCACAGCACACGGCATGCCGGGTCATCCTGGAAAGCGCGCTCGATGAACCCCGCCTGGATGACCGACTTGCCGCCGCCGGTCGGGATGACGATCAGCGGGTTTCCGGTCTTGTTCTCGAACCAGGTATAGATCGCCTCGATGGCGTCTTCCTGGTAATCGCGTAGGTTGATCATGCCGAGACCGTCATAGTTGCGCTGAACGTCTTCTTCGTCGCCGAAACGAATGGATCGGCGATCAGCGCGGCCGGCTTGCCAGCGAGTTCCGATGACGGGTAGACGGGAAGAAACCCGCCTTTTTCGTCCTTGACTTCGGTTCCTGACTCGCCATTGACGAATTTCTGCCCGTCCATGCGGCAGGCGTAGATCACGGCGCCTTCTGGCGTGGCGTCGATCGGCTCGGCGAAGGCCAGCACCGAAGGAATGAAGCGGTGCGCGTCGCAACCTTCGCGCTGCGCGTCCAGCGGGATAGCGTCTTGCCAGTGCCCACAGTTCCACTCGCCACCAGGCATCGGCGTGGAGTGGGCGCAGGTGCGGCAGGTGGCCGCCGGCGCGCTCTCGCCGTGGCAGGCGGCACGATGGTCGCACATCTTGCATATCCACCAGGCCGGGTCGTTGCTGATCCGCTGCGGCGGCTCGGCGGCATGGATGATGCGCCGAGCCTTCTCGACCAACTCGATGAAGGCGAGCGGATCGGCCTCGATGCGCTCGGCGTAAAGCTCGTCGTTGTCCTTGCAGACGGCTAGGTAGAGCGCGCGATCCATTCCGCTCCATCCCATGTAGCACTGCATCTGCGACCAGTGCTCAGGCTTCGACTCGTGCACGCCCTTGTTTTTCAGTTCGCCGAAGCTGCGCAGGTTGTGCGTCTTGAATTCGAGCACGTGCCAGGTCTTTGGCGCCTCCGGGATGCCGCACGCGGCACCGTCCATGCTGCCGCCGAAGTGTCCGTCGACGTCGGTGTAGCGGAACTGCCCGCCGGTCTCCGGGTCGGTCTCGAAGACCTCGGCGCCGATGCCGCGCAGCTCGGAGACGAATCGCGCTTCTTCAAGTTGGCCGCGCTCGAACAGACGCAGCATGCGGCCGCTGAACGTCGAAGGCGTCGCCCATCGGAAGGCGTACCACAGCGCGCGCTCGCACGGCCGTCCGATGACGCTGGCGCCAAGGTGGCCGCGCGGCGGATCTTCGGCCTCGCGCAACTCGTGCAGGCGGTAGATTGCCTGCACGGTGCTGGCCTGACTTTGCGGGATCAGCGCGCTCATTTCAGGCGGTCGCCGGAGCGGTCCGGGATTTCCACGGGGAGCGCGGCGCGCCGGTGGCGGCCTTCGCGCTTGCTGGTGCCGCGGGCCTGTTCTGTTGAACGGCTGGCGCCGGCGCTGCAGGGGCCGTTGCCGGTGCCCCTCCTGTCGTCGAGTAGTAGCCCTTGATCACGTTGTTCTGCCGCGGGTTGCCGTGCTTGTCCTGGCCGTTCTCAAGCTCGACCTGGATGACCAGCGGACGACTGTGCAATTCTGCGCTGTCCTGCACCTGCATTACTCCACACGCCCGACACAGTGCCGAAAATTCGCGGTAGGCGATCTCGGTGGCCTTTGGGTTGGAATTGACCAGGTTCAGCCGACCGAAGACCTGGCGGCTATGGTGTTCTCCGTCGAGCACCTTGAAAGCCAGTTCGAGATACTGACCGTTGCCGTCGCGGGTCGTCTTCATTTCGCTCTTTTCGATGCAGACGAGATAGCGGCCACGTGGGATCGGGTCGAATCCGGTAGCGGGCTCGACTTGTGAGGCGTCGAAAGCGGCGCCAAAGATGCCGGTGAGGTTTGCCATGTGTGTGCTCCTGGGTTATTTGCTGAGGTGCTGCGTGAAGGCATCCCACGACAGCGGGATGGTATCGGGGAGTGCAAAGCGGTTCTTGGCGAGGCAAGACGGGCGCTCGCTGGTGTAGATCAGGCGCTCGCCGGTAGTGATGCCGCGCGAGACGCTCTTGTTAAAGCCAACGTCGTCTTGCTTGACGATGGTGCGCAGGTTCGTGAAAAACACGCAGTCCGCCCATTCCTGGACCAGCGCGCTGCTACGCTCCTGCAGCTTAGGGCTGTAGCGCTCGTAGGGCTCGACCTCGGGGCTGTCGAAGCGTTTGATCTGGCAATGGGCCAGCAGGATCACCGACATTCCCTTGTCGTTGCGCAGGACGTTGAGGCCATCGAGGACTTGCGACCAGTAATCGGCGGCGATCACGGCGCCTTTGCCGTAAGCCAAATCCTTGGCGTCGAAGCGGGTGTTGACGTCTTTCCAGATCAGGTTATCGAGCCAATCCAGGCTATCGATAACGACGGTCTGGAAGGCGTGCTCTTCGGCGATCAGCGCCGACAGTGCGTCGACGGCCTCTTGATACGACTGGCACAGCGGGAAGTGATCGACTTCAAGCTGACCAAGTCCGTCTTCGGTGAGGATGAAAATCGGCGCCGGGGCGCTGGCCGCGAATGTCGTCTTTCCCAATCCATGGGGCCCGTAGAGCAAGACGCGCGGCGCCTTGATGCCTTCCGACTTGCGGATACTGGCGAGATTGAAGGCCATGGCTACCTGACCTCCACGGAAGTCTTTGCAGGTTTGACGGTGATGGCCTGGGCGATCTTCCCCCAGTTGGCCGGGTCGTTTGCGCGCAGCCACTTGGCGCCGGTGGTGTCGAGTTCGGTTTTGACCTTCAGCGGGGAAAGGTGCGGCGGCAAGGCGGTTGCGAGTGAGATCAGCAGGGCGATGTCTGCGCTGTAGATCAGCTTGCCGGTAATGGTGATCTTGCGGCCATCGGTCAGGGTCACGGTCTTGGCGCCTTCTTCCTTGGCGCCGACGATGGCAATCACGGAGTTTTCGAGGCTCAGGCGCTTGGCGCTCAGGGCGGCTTCTTCGTGCTTCAGGCGGGTGATCTCTGTGCACAGTGATTCGAGGGTTTCGGGCGCTGTGACGAGGGCTAGTGCTGCGTTCATGGTCTTGGCTCCGGTGAGTGGGTGTTAAAGGAATGTCCGCAGGCTGTCGAAGACAAGCCAAACGATTACGAGCAGCGAGACCGCAACGGCAGCAAGGTCTCCAGTGGTAGGCCCATCCTTCGGCGCCACCAGCTGGCGCTGCTGACTGGCCGTGATCTGCTGTTCGCTGATGATGTCTGCGGCCGTCTCGGCCCATGCCTCGGCGGCTGTCGGGTGGCCTTTGTCGAGCGATGCAAGGGCGCACATGAGGGCGCGTCTGGCGCTCATCGTGTCGATTTCGGCGGCGTGGTTCATTCTGAGTCGATCTCCGTGAGTGCCTGGATTGTGCGGGCGCCATGCGAGCGGTCATGCTCGGAAAGCTTGGCCGCCGCCGCGTGCAGACACTGAATGCTCTCGGCCAGGAGGCGCCGAAGGTCGGCGTTCTCGGCGCGGAGAAGCGCGTTTTCGGCGTCGATGCGCTGGCGCTCGATGGACTCGTGCGCCATGTCGGCGATCTGGCATTCGGTTCCGAAGAACCGAACGGTTGGGCGCTTGCGCGCCAGGTACTGGATGTGTCCCATCTGTTGCCCTCCTTCGTGGTGTAGGTATCGGCTCGCCCAG